CTAGACGACCCTCACGCACGGCGTCTATACGCCCGTTAAAGTACCCCACTACTCCGTTAAATAAGGTGATTAAATCGCCAACATCTTTTTTTAATTTAGTGCCTTCAGGGAGCGTAAGGCTTCTTGATTTACCTGCTTTTATGAGTGGTGCTGTAACTGCGTGTATAGCTTCGTGAAGTAGTGTTTTGTTAGTTAAACCATTGTTTAAGGCTAAGGGATCTTTTGTCCTAGCGATTGATACTCGTATAGAGTCGTTTTTAGGAAAACTTGTTAAGCCTCTTGTGCCGTTTTTTATTTGGTTAAAGTCTAGCTCTTCTATTTCGTATTCAAACTTGTACCCCACGTCTGTCATGCGCTGCATTAGTTTGGATACATTAGTCGCTACCAACTGTTCAAACGGACTATTGGCGTTACGTGCTACGTTGTTAACAGCATCAATCAGAGTACCGCCTTTTGTCTCTCTTAGTAGTCTGTCAGACTCAGCGATGTGCTCTTGTTCTGTTAATCTACCCGCAACAACATCTTCATTTATTGTAAAATCTGCGTCACTTACGGCAGAGTAGCGCGTGCCCTCCATCCTACGTAAGTTGGGGTCTAAGCTCTCTTGTATCGTAAATTCGTCTCGTGATTGCGCCAGTGTAGGAGGCTCTTCACCAAGCTCTTTTGCTTCTGCCACCCTGTCTGCATGAAAATCACGTATCTGTTGCGTTCTTATATTATTAGGGTCAGCTAATGACGGGGCTATTTGCACGGGGGGCACGGGCTTAAACTTGTCGCCCTCTATATCTGCTTTACGTCTTAATATGTTGTCTATAGCGTCACTAAGTTCTGTGGCTTGTGCCTCTGTCTCTGCATCTATCGCCGCTTGTTCTTCTGTAACCACTCCTTCTTCAAGCTCTAAACTCGCCTCTCGTATACCTTCAGGTGGTTTCTGACGCCGTGCAAATTCTGCTCTAGCTAAAGAGGTTAACTGCGAAAGCCTAGCCTCTTGTTCAGGACTTCTATTTTCTACGGTTAGTAACGTGGTAAGTTCATCTCCTAGAGCTTCTATATCTTGTTCTGTTAGTGCACCTGACTCTGTTCTTGTTCTGTCATCAACTCTTCCAGCATCTGTTCCAACATCTGCCACTGGTTGTCCGACAGGTGTAATAGTTCGTTCGGTATCCGCGCTCCCCGATTCGAGTCCCACGCTTGATATATCACTTTCAACGCCTTCTCTACTTCTTGCTTCGACAAGCTCTCTTTCGGTATCGGTAAATGCACCACGTTGTTGGTCATCTGCTGCCTCTTGTTTCTTGAACGCCTCTTCCAGATTAGCCTGTATTTCTAACTTCTTTTTGCTGCGAGTCTTAGCAGCGGCTCTTCTTAGATCATCCTGAACATTCGGGTCTGTAAGATCTTTGCCTGTAAGCTCTTTACGTATCTTCGCTGTTTTACCGAACCCTATATCGTCAAAAAACTTGTTATCTAGGAACGTGACAAGAGTCGGTGCTTCTGTAGCTTCCATACTCTCCGCAATCTTGCGTCGTTCCTCGTCAACTTCTGCCCGCGTCTTGGTGATTACTTCAGTCGGCTGACCCTCGCGCTCAAATACGGTTTCGGACACGATGTCAGCAGCGGCTATTGCTTCGTCATCTACGACAGGAGGTGCGGGTTGCGTCGTTTCTTCTACGACAGGAGGTGCGGGTTCGCCTTCTCGTATGCGGCGTTCTACTTCTGCTTGTCGTTCTGCTGCTTCTGCTTCAGTAGCAGCTTCTGCGGCTAACGTAGCTTCTGTTTCAGCACGCCTAATAGTAGCGTCTCTTTCTTCTTTAGCTTTTTGTGCGTCTTCTCTAGCGGCAACATCACCACCAGCTATGGTAGCGGTGCCTCGTATAGAACCACCTAATAAACCACCAGCTATGGCTGCTTCACGATATTCTGCAATAGCATCTTCACTGGTTAGAGGCAAACCAGCTTGTGCACGCTCTAGGACTTGTTGTCCTAACTCTGTAGGCGCTTCTACTACAGCGCCAGCCGCAGCACCTTTAACGCCACGGGTAAATATACCACCGCCGCCCACTGCACGATTAGTAAGACCAAGTTTTCCTACGAATAAACGCCCAAGAATGGCATCAAATGTAGCTTGTGGTATAGCAGTGAGTGCGGCTGCACCTTCATCTATTTCAGTTCGCAGTCCTTGGTCTATGGCTTCTTTCTGTCTTTCACGGTTCATACCATAAAAGAACGGTAAGCTAGCAGCTACGCCCCCTGCTAAGGCACCTAATCCTGCACCTACTGGGCCAAGAGGCGCACCAAATTTAGCTCCTGCAATACTACCTGTAAGAGTTGCGCCAATTTGAGGGGCGCTTTCTGCGGCAATACCCCCAAGATAAGATCCAAAGTCTCCAATACCGTCAATATCATCGAATCTGGTTTGGAACCGTGCTTTGCGTTGTGCATCCGCTTCGTTTTCGAGGGCTACTTCAGCACCATATTGTTCAAGTCCCTCGAGACCTAACAGTCCACCAATACCTTCAAGAGCAGAACCTGTAGCCTGCCCTATAATATCGGTGCCAATGTCTATACCTCTAGCAATAGAACCACGTTGAGATTCGGCATACTCTAATTGATCTTGTAACTGCTGTTCGAGTAGTTGCTCTCTTTGTTCAGCTCGTTGAGCTTCTAGCTCTGAGTCAGTAACTGTAGAAAGGCCACGTTCTTCTAGTGCTCTGCGTATAGCAGAAGCTCCAGCAATATCTCCACGGGCTTCTTTCTTGCGTATGGCCTCTCTAGCCTGCGCTAAAGTAGGCATCTAGCTACTCTTCTTCCAGTATTGCGGTGTCTATTTCCGACCCAAAACTAATGCCCGTGCCTAAACGAGCCGATTGTTCTTCTAAAATTGCTTGTGCATCAGCAATACGCCGCCTCATTGTATCAATATCTTTTTGCAAATCTGCGGTGTCTGCAAGTAGTTCTGCGTCAAGTTCTCTTCTGAGTCTATCGGCCTCTATTGCATCATCGGAGTCATCAGATGCTTCTAGTGTATCTAGCTTTGCGTATTTAGGACGTAGTCGTAATTCAGCTTCTAATTCAGCTTTTATTTCTTGGGCTTGCAGTTGCTTACCAAGCAGACTGCTGATTATTCCTCTAGCATTTTGACCAGTTATTTGCTCTCCAAGCAGTCGATTACGTTCCGCATCGCTATATAACTGACGAACATTATTTTGCGCCTGTAAGCTAAGTTGAGCTTTCTGCATTATGCTCTGACGCTCATTTTTATCAGCGGTTTCTAAGAAGGTGCGAGCGTTTTCTTTTTGCCTCATCGTATTAGCTTCAGACTGTTGGTAAGCATTTGCAGCATCCGCACCAAATCTACGATTAAGTTCTACAGTAGTAGTTTCAATACCTAAAACATCTTGATCTAACTGCCTACGGCGATCTGCTTCTTCACGTCGCAGTTGCCCACCACGCACACCTACACCAGTTATGCCGCCTCTACCAGCAGCCGTAAACAAATCTATAAGATTGTCCATACGAGACGGTGTGGTTTCGTCATAAGTTGTTTGCATACGCTCCTGCATATCTTTCAGTCTTTGACGGCTTTCTTTAATTTGGGAAAGATCTTCTATTCTTTCTAACGCTCTAATACCCGCTGCTTCTGGATCAGCGTCTAAATCTTCCCTTGCAGCACGACGTAAACCCTCATCTGCTTCATAAGTTTTCATACCATCTACGGTATTTTTCATTTCTTGTAGTAAAGCTAACCCTGCATTTGGTTGAGGTTCAGAAGGCGTAGCAGATGGAGTAGTTACTGGTAGTTCTGGGAAACCCTCTTCCCTTGCCGTATCTACTTCTGGTAGTCGTGATTTAGCATAATCAGTGAGTTCAGCAGGCTCAAAAGATATACCTTCACCTTGCCCTTGCCCTCGTTGCGTTCTACGCATTCTACCTACCGAAGTTAGTGGCGCAGTATCATCGTCATCTAGAGGTCTACCTAACGGGTCAAATCCTGCTTCATTCATCAACCTCTTAAACTCTAATGCCTTGTAGTTAGCAGGCATATTTAGGGTATCTACTTGCTTTCTTAAAAACTCAGCAAGCCGATCAGGTGGTAGATTTGGCCCTTGTGCGCCCCCACCCTGTTGGAATGCAACAATACCACCCTCTGCTAGTTGCACAGGACGTGCCTGACTCATCATGCCTTGAGCCATTCGAGGCTGCTGTTGCGGCATACCTTGGGGCATACCCTGTCGTGCACGTTGTACAACGTCCATCTCGCTTGGGCCTACACCCATTTCTTTTGCAGCTTGCTGGCGATACTCGCCCATAAGACCCTGTTGCATCTGATCTTTGATAGTCGCGGGGTTGCCTTGCTGTTGCATCATTTGATTGCGTTTTACAGCATCTAGGTCTTGCTTTAGTTGTTGCATAGCAAGCAGATCAACCAATTCCTTGGTCATGTTGGCGCGTTTTTGCAGCCCCTGCATGTTGCCTGCGTAGGCGTCTTTAGTGCGTTCTATCTGACTAAGAGGGTTATCCAACATCATCTTATCCCACGCAATAACTCTAAAATACCACCTATACCACCACCTATTTCTTGGAAACCTCCGGGTTCGACAAACTGACGAGAAGTAGCGGTAATTGGTAGTCCTTGTAGTAGCGACTGCATAAACTGTAACTGCTCATACGGGTATTGTTGTTCTTGTTGGAACTGCAAGTAATCAGCGGTTATGCCTTCTTGTTCTATGTCGCGTTGTTCTTGTCCAGCAGAACGCATGTCTCGTAATGCACTCAACCCAAACCGGCGATCAGCTTCTTCGGCTGCGATTCTGCGACGTTCTTGTTCGTTGAACTGCTCACGTTCGCGCTCTTGGCGTTCTATCTCCCGACGTTGTTCTTCGTTAGCTTGTAGTCTACGACGCTCATCAAACTGAGAAAGACGGTCACCTTCTATATTAAACTGCCCTCTACGCGCATCTTCTGCTCGTCGCAGTGCCTCTTGCTCTACGTTAAACTGTTGCTGCGCCTGTGTGAAAGCATCGGAGTACCCCCTACCTGTAATATCAGCAAGTTGAGTACCTAAATTACGCGCTCCTTCAGCTTCCATAATTGCTTGGCGAGATCCACCAAAAGCACCAGCACGGGTTAATCGACCAGCATCTGCAACACGGCTAATATCTGCTTGACGGCGTGCTTCACGTAATTGTGGTTCTAATGCAGCTTGTAGGTACGGGTTCATGTACTGTTGTGCAGAAGCAGCAGTGAAAGATCCGGGCGTAAATCCCGCTTGGTAGCCTTGTCCTGCGGCATCACCAAAACCAAACTTCTGTCCGGCAGTCATATCACCACCGAAAGAACCTATGCCCGTTTGTTGGTTGGGATCCAAACCAGCGTAGCCAGCAAAAGCCTGATCTTGTAGGCCGCTAGCACCGGCAGTGAGTGGGCCTCCGTACGCTTGAAACGGCATTTCTGCTAATGCACGTCCTCTACCAAGCATCTCTGTAACGTAAGGGCCAGCAAACTCCGCTAGTCCTTGGTTAGTTCCAGATATTTGTCCTACGGGGCTGTTAGGATCTTCTACTGTAAGGCCGTTACTCATAACCTATCCCATCCTTTTAGACAGCATCATAAGCACTTGATCTGCGTCTATATTCTTCTGTTGTTTTGGCGTACCTGTGGCTTTGGTACGTATGCTCTTCATAAAATCATCAAGCGCCTCTGCACCTGCATCAGAGTTACCGTTGCCCAACATTGCTACTACATCTGCCGGTAGTACAAACTCACCATGACTCAACCGTGCTTCTTGCACACCGTCAATATTGGCAGGGATGAGATCAGCTTGACCGTCAGAAGATCCTTCTAAGTAACCACCATTTTCTACCATGCTGCCCCTACTAAACCCCGCTACCTGTGACTTAGCCGCAGCGCGAGCAGCTTCTACAGACATCGGTTCTTCGTTTTCAGGCGCTTTAGCGAACATGGTGTCAGAGAAATATCGTCTACCACCACTGCCGGGACGACGGTCTGTGTCATCTCTGCCTGTAACTTGTTCTCGCACCGCAGTATATCGCGGCACTTCACCTTGATAGCCAACAGGTGCCATATCAGGGCTAAATGCACCTCTATCTTTTAAGAAGCTAGATAGTCCTAAAGATAAACCTAACTGACCTAAGTTTAGATCTCCTTTGCCGCTAGAACCGCCACCGAGCAAGCCCCCAAGAAGACTCTCAAAAAAGTTGGGTTCATCTTTATCTTGTGTAGCTGGAGTAAGGGCAGCGATTAACTCGCTTATCGTATCGTCACTAGCATCTTTAGGGGCACCCAAGGCTTCTAGAAAAGCAGAAGGGTCTGCTGAAATGTCTATTTCATCGTCTTTAGACGAGCCACCCATAACAGGGAAATTAAAAAAATCAAAACTCATCACTTGCCTCCGACTATACGTAGCAGCTCGTCAAGACTACCATAAGAGTTTCTGACCGCACCACCATTTGCCATGCCACCGCCCGCAAGACTAGCTAAGAAAGCTGTTATGTCGTCATCGCTAGTGCGTCTTTCTTCACGATCCCCGAGATCAAACAGCTCTGCACCTGTCTCTTGCAGTATGCCGGGGGTGCGGATAAAGGAAGAGGGGGCGCGTGTAGGTGTAAACGTAGGTGTAGGCATAGATACGCTAGGTCTAGGTAGATCAACCTTGGGCAGGTCAACATCAACCTTGGGTAGGTCTATATCAACATCAGGTACAGCCTCTACTACGTCTTCTACTAACTCTTTTGCTGGTTGTAGGATTGCATCGTCCACAGTAGAACCTACCGCCCGTACTGCATCCTCTACAACAGGTGCGGCGTCTATGATTGGCTCTACTATAGGCTTAACAACATCTTCTATTGCTGAACCTGTGGCTTTAACTGCATCTTCTATAAGTGGTGCTTTTTCTACCACAGCCCCTGCCACATCTTCGATAACATCAACTACAGGTTCTGCTACATCGCCCAATACCTCAACAGTGCCTTCTACAAACCCTTTTACGGGCTGCAATAGCACGTCATCAAACATCCTACCGCCTTCTGCTATGGCATCGCCTATCTTCTTAATGAACTCAGGAGTCTTTATGTTGTTAGGGCCGAGTGCACCACCTTCCATAATGTATTCGCCAAAGCCCCTAGCTATGGCATCACCAAAATCGGTGCCTTTTGCTAGCTCAAGCTCTGTTTTAACAAGTCCTGCAACAACATCGTTTTGGTTAATGTTGTAGCCATCTAAAAACTTTTCATCTAAACCGACTTTATTCATTGCTGCTTCGGTAAATTTAGGGCCAAATGCAGAAATTGCTGCTCCTGCTATATTCCCATCTATTGCAGCGTCTACAAACTTGGCTCCTTGCACTACCTTGCCGAACGTATCGGCAGTTTTTGCAGCGGCATTTGCGGCTTCTAACAATGCCGGATCTGCTGCGCCTCCAAGAGTAAACGCACTCTGCGCTGCTGCTTCTGATAGGTTTGCTGCGTTTGCGGTAAGTCCTTTTGCATACCCTCCTACGCCACCTGTTAAAGCAGACTTTAAGATGTCATCAGTATTGCCACCTGTAAGTGCTGTTGACCCTGCACCTTGTATTGCACCAGCTAATGCAGCCGCCGTGGCTCCTGTCGCTCCTGTAGCCGCAGCAAGACTTGCCCCTGCTGGCCCTAGCGCAAAGAAAGCGGCGATACTAGGAGCTGCTTTAAGGATTTTCTTTAGTATGTTGTCATCTTTGACCTCTATTGTTCTAATTTCACTAAAAGAAAATGGATCGTATAGATACTCAGACCCATCCTTAGTGTATCTAAGAGGGTTTACGCCATACTTGTAGTACATAGCTTGTAGCATGGGGTCACGATCATAAGCTGCTTTTAGCGCATCTTGATAAGTCATACCTTCTACTGTTTGTAGGTAAGGCAGTTGTTCAGACAAAATAGGCTCTACGAGGGAATGAAATTCCTCTAACTGTTCTTTAGACGAGCTTGTATGCGCTTTAAGGTTTCCTCCAAATCTACCTAAATTTTGTTCGACGGGTTTTATTTCATATCCATAATGATTACTAAGACCAGACGCTACATCAGGTGTGTTTCTTAGTTCGCCAATACTTGAAAAAGCGGACACGGCATCGTCTTGTGTGGCGGAAGTTCTCATACCACGAGAAAAATCTCTTAGGTACTCAGGAGGCTTTACTTGTTCAAAATATGAATTTTGGTCAACACGTATTCTTTCAGAAGGAGCTTGTGCTCCTCCTATGCTCGCTTCACCACCTAAAAGGTCAAGATCAGACATAACACCAGCTTCTTTGCCTAGTATGTCTGTAAAGTTTTTATCGTAATAACCGCCTACTAAATCAACGTCATCAATTTCAAAATAGTCTGCGCCTGACTTTAGTTTCTTTTTATAGTTACTGATTGCGCCGCCTAAACCTTCATAATTCATACCCGGTGCGCCCGCGTAATCTGTTGGTGCCACGGTTTTGGATTTAGGCGCTCTTTCCGGCGTAGTAGGTGTTACCGGCTTGGGCGCTATGGCTGTAGTCTCAGGTATAAACTCACCACCACTTACAGGTTTGCCTACTCTGTCTGGTGGTGTTACTGGTGCGGGTGTAGGTGCTCGTGATTTTAACGTAGGTGGTGCAGAAGAACCTAGCACTGGCTTGGGTTTAGGTGCTACGGGTGTTGGTGGTGTTGTCGTAACAGGGCGTCTAGCCCCCGGAGCACGTTTATCGCCACGTTTTGCAGGGGTGCCTACAGGAGACGGTGCAATAGGCGCAGTAGGCGTGTACGCAGACCTAAGATTTGGGCCTATAGAGGTGTAAGCTCCCCCAACGGGCATAACAGGCACGGGCTTAGGGGTCGCTACAGGGGTAGGTCTAGGCGTTATAACAGATGCAGGAGGGGTATAGCTTAGTATGCCAGCGGCTTTCAGTCGTTCCTGTACTTGTTCAGGAGTAGGGGCGAACCCACCTAGCCCAGAAAGTGCTCCTAGCCCCATACCACCAAAACCACCGAAACTACCTATCATTACTCTACCTCCAGCAGGCTAGCGACGACGTGCAATCTGTTAGCTGTAGCAGCGGTAACTTTTAATATCTCCGATTCCTCTACCACTAGGGGCGCAGTGAGCAGTTCTACTGTAGCGTTAGCACTAACAGCCTTGACCTTAAATACACTGAACACCGCAGCGGCAGCATCGGTAAGTGTTACCGTTATAGTGTCAGCGTTGCCAGAATCTTCTGACACGAGTATAGACTTAACAATCGCAGTTTTTGCTGTCGGGCATGTATACAGCGTAGTTGCATCAGTGGTAGTCAAATCTACCTTTGCGTTCTTATACTGATTAGCCAAGGAACCATGCCTGTGCTTGAGCTTCTGGCGCTGCGGATAGTTCCCGTATACCTTCGTCTAGTTGCCTAAAGTAAAGACGTAATGCGTTATTGAACAACTCAAACGAAGCTGGTGTGTACTCTCTTGGAGGATCAGGGAGTCTTGGAGCTACAAAATTATAGGTAGGCATTACCTTCTCCCATCCGCTCTTATGTCTAGTCTAGGGGCACCCAACTGCCACTTTACACCTAAGCTATCAGACTGAACTTTTATAGAAAGCTGTCGCCCCCTTACCCTAGTATTCACCTGTGTAGTGTATTTTTCTACCGGCACCGTAGCAGATCTTGTAACAGTGCCACTGCTGGAACCACCTTCAGATAGAGGATCGTTACGCCCAGAACCAGACGACTGTAGAGGAAGTAGCTCAAACGTAGCCGCAGGGCTGTCGGCAGTAGACCCCTCAAACGTAATATCAGGAAGCAAACGTCGTATAAACGAGAACTTGTCTCCATCGTCTATATCAAACTCGCCTGATGTTATAAACGCAGTTATAGCAGAGCCAGTGCTACCCTCATTGTTGTCTAGCCCGTCTTCATGTGTGACTAGGTTGTTACTGTAAGTGGCAGCAACAGGGAACTGACGTATGCCGGTATCTAACCAAGCAGACCTAGCTAGACTACCAAAGTACCAAATGTTCTGTTCGTAGTTGTATATTACGTACTTGTCTATCGTGGTAGACGTACCTGAACAATAGAACCACCATATCTCGTTAAACCCTTCGTTAGACCCAGCAAATACCTGTTCTATTTGTTCATGGTTTATGTCAGTAAATACGTGGCGTTTCACTGTGCAGGATAAATTCTTAACGCTACCGTCGTACATATAGAACGAGTCCAGTCCCATCCAATAAGTTATACCATCAGAAAACACCGCCGCGTTCTGTGATGCTATAGACAAGTTAGTAGATAGTAGCTGCGAACCCCAAACTATGGTGCCGCCAACGTACTGTAAGGCATACAGAGCAGAATCGGTAAACACAAGAATCTCTTGACGTGCCTGTAGTGCGCTTATTATCTCAGAACCTTGAGATAGCCTTAGATCACCAGCTTGGTTGGTAGCACTAGGAGTCCAGTTGGCAGCATCTTCTTGATCTGACCACCGAATCAACATTGGATCTTGTGTTGCAGAGCCTAACGTATTAGCCCCAAAACAAAACACAAACCGGCTTACGTCAGATACCAATATGAAGTTCTGCTTGGTCGGTGTGTTTGAAGCACCTGATAGAGCAGATAACTCTACTGCTCGTGTGGTAAGTCCGTTAGTGGCATCCCAGTAGTAGATACTGCTACCACGAGGGCCAAACACTAAGTCCTCTCCAAAATTAGATTGGCTCCATAACCTCAATGAATCCGTAGATGTGGCTCCGTTACCCCATGTGCCTTCGCTCCACCCACCAGCACCCCAACCAACCAACGGCACGGCAAACTCTGGGCCTACGTTTAGTTGGTATTTTGCTGTTACAGAGCCGCCACCAGTGGCAGAAGATGAGGCTGCACTGCTTGATTCTATGGTGTATGTGTTGCCGGTAGAGTACGTTATCTGAAACTCACCATTTAAGGTCAGCCCACCTACAGCAGATGCTCCACTGAACGTAACAAAATCACCGTTTATATAGCCTCCATTGGCATCTGTAACAGTGACAGTGGTAGACCCAGAAACAGTCGTAAAAGGATCAGTAAGAGATACGCCAGACGGCGTACGTTCAGGTGTTATATCAAAGTAGACTCCACCCTTTTCTATATACATTTTAAGGTTTGTGCCTACGCCGAGCAGCTTCTGTCCTTCTAGGGTCACCCAGTTAAACAGTGAACGCGCAACACCTAAGAACGTATTAGAAGATATACGCTGCCATCCACCTATTTTTTCAGGATACCCAGCACGAAAACGTATTTTATCGCAGTCAGCCCAGCCTTCTTCATCTACATAACGTGTAACTTCTTTGTTCACACCGGGGCGTAGGGTTAACTTACGTAGTGGCATTATCTATACTCGCCTGATCGTATGAGTTCAGTAACTTCTACTGCGCGATCCCCCACCTGCTTTGCCCACCTGCTATCCATAAACTCGTCAGCAGCTACATCGTATTGCTCACGAGACATAGCTTCTAAGGCTTTAACGAACCCACGTAACCTAGTCAGACCAAGGTTGAAACACAGATTAATCATCGCGTCACGACGGGGTTTACCCAGAGGCCCGTACCAGTCATACGCCGCCCTTAACTCTGCATCGCAGCGTTCTATGTCGTTCATTAACAGGTATTCGATCTCATCATCGGACAGGCCAATACCGCCATCTTCGTCAACGCAGCGCCCGACACCAATCGTGGTCTTGTTGGCTGTACACTGGTATGCGAAAGCCTTTACACCCTCGTGCCGCTTCAATGTTTCTACAAGTGGCCCCATAAACGTCACCATCTACTTTTCTCGTGCTACTTGGTTGACCTTT